GCATAGAAAGAAAAGCAAGCACTGCTGAACTGGCAACCAACTTGGGTCAGGACAAGCATAGATTTATGGCCGAAATAGCAAGAATGGAACCTTTCCCCTATAAGTTTATAGTCCTTGAATTTTCTATGGAAGACTTAATGGTTTTCCCAGAAGAGTCAGGGATACCGGAAGAGAAGTGGGGTTCTATAAAAGTGACCAATAAATACATGATGAAGATGTTGATGGAGTTTGGTCTTTATGACAATATCCACGTTTTATTTTGCGGAAACAGGAAAAATGCTAAACTTACCACTACCAGTATTCTCAAAAGAATAAATGAGATGTACACAGTTGGGAGAAAGTCATGAATAAAAACTATCCAATAGAAGAGATACACAGCTACGGGATAGACATAGAAAATAGAACAATCTACGTAAACTCAGAGATAGACATAGAGGGGGAAGAGAACGGTGTTGATTACAAGATGGCTTCAACATTTCTTAGGAATATAGACTTTCTTAATAGAATGAACGAAAAGGTCATTACAGTAAATATAATGAACTGCGGAGGAGATTGGAACTACGGGATGGCTATTTATGACTGCATAAGAAAATCAAAGTCAAAAGTGAATACTGTATCGTATGCCCACGCTAGATCTATGAGTTCTATTATTCCCCAAGCCTCTAAGATTAGATACATTTCTAAACATGCAGACTTCATGGTTCACTATGGTGAGTATGGCGATTCGGGAGATATGAGAAAGGTAGTCAGCGGAATTAAACACTATGAGACACAAAACAAAGTAATGTTAGACATCTACGCACACAGGTGTGTTAATGGGGAGTTCTTTAGCTCCGAAAACTACTCAGTAGAAGATACCGCAAAGTTTATAGAAGAACAAATAGACAAGAAAACGGACTGGTGGATAACAGCAGAAGAGTCTGTCTATTATGGGTTTATGGATAAGGTTATATAATGTCACAGATATTAAAAGATATAGATGAAGCCTGGCTTGGGATTTCAGTAAAAGACGAGGAATTGTTTAATCCTACGTCTATTTTTGATTCTGCCGATGACGACTTCCACCTGAAGCTAACGTGGCTAATGACAAGGCCAGAATACATGTCATTTCTTTGTAAACAGATATTCAACATACAACTCCTACCGTCTCAGGCTCTGATTCTTGAAGAATTATGGAGCAGGAAATTCCCGATGCTTATTGCTAGCCGGGGCTTTGGTAAATCCTTTATGTTATCCCTATACGCTATGATAAGAGCCTTGTTGATACCTAAGAGGAAGGTAGTCGTAGTAGGAGCAGCCTTCCGGCAGTCTAAGGTTCTCTTTGAGTACATGGAGACTATTTGGAACAACTCACCTATACTACGTGATATATGTGACGGAGACAGCGGACCCAGAAGAGATGTTGATAGATGCGTAATGAGAATCAATGAAAGTCGTATTACATGCTTGCCCCTGGGTGACGGCCAGAAGATTAGAGGGCAACGTGCAAACGACATCATTAGTGACGAATTTGCTTCTATACCAAGGGACATTTTCGAGACGGTTGTGGCGGGCTTTGCTGTAGTTCCAGCAGATCCCATAGAGGGCGTAAGAAGGGCCGCATCAAAAAAGAAGGCTAAGGAACACGGCGTAGACATTACAGTCAATACAGACAGTGCGGTAGAGAACAAAGATAATCAAATTATATTATCTGGTACGGCATATTACGATTTTAACCATTTTGCTTCATACTGGAAAAAGTGGAAGTCCATAATCAATAGTGGAGGAGAGAGGAGTAAACTTAGAGATGTCTTTGGTGGAGAAGATGCTCCTCCAGATTTTAACTGGCGTGACTACTCAGTTATACGTATACCTTACGAGCTTCTACCAGATGGCTTCATGGACGCCTCACAGGTCGCTAGATCGAAGGCGACGGTCCATGCTGGAATATATCAGATGGAGTTTGGAGCGTGCTTTACACGCGATTCTCAGGGCTTCTTCAAGCGTACCCTGATAGAGAAGTGTGTCTGCAACGAAGAGAACGACATTAGAGACTCCCAGGACGAACCCCTTGTCTATGAAGCCAAGCTAATAGGAGACAAAGACAAGAAATATATATTTGGCGTAGACCCTGCTTCAGAAGTTGACAACTTTAGTATAATTGTAATGGAACTAGGCAATGACAATAAAAAGATTGTTTACTGCTGGACGACGACGAGGGATAAGCACAGGGAGAAGATCAAGAAGGGTTTCTCGAAAGAGAAGGATTTTTATGCGTATTGTGCAAGGAAAATAAGGGATTTAATGAGGCTATTTCCCTGTATACATATTGCTATGGACGCTCAGGGCGGCGGAATTGCCGTAATGGAATCCTTACATGATACAGATAAGATACAAGATGGGGAACATGCCATATGGCCAATTATAGACTATGACAAACCTGACGACACGGACAACGAGAAGGGTCTGCATATTCTTGAAATGTGTCAGTTTGCAAAGTATGAATGGTTAGCAGGGGCAAATCACGGTCTAAGGAAAGATTTTGAAGATAAAAGTACTCTGTTCCCGATGTTTGACTCCATTAGTTTGGGTGTCTCAAATGCTGAGGACGGGCTAAAGGGGCGGATGTTTGACACTTTAGAAGAGTGCGTTCTTGAAATCGAGGAGCTGAAGGACGAGCTGGCAATGATCCAGATGACGCAAACCCCAGCGGGTAGAGACAAGTGGGACACCCCAGAAGTTATCGTAGCCGCAGGGAAGAAGAACAAAATGAGAAAGGACAGGTACTCAGCACTGATCATGGCAAACATGGCAGCTAGGACGATGAACAGGACTCCAACCGAAGAGGATCATCAGTTCTACGGGGGTTTTGCAACCTTGAGAGAGGGAGACAATAAGCAGGGAGAAATGTATTCCAATGGGCCTGGCTGGTTTACTGAGGGAATGGGCAATGTCTACTAAATCTGTGTATACTTTATAGTAAGCATTACATTCTAAATACATTCTGATTAATTAAAGGGACCGCTATGAGTGACCAGTTTTCAGTAACCTGGGACGAACTTGACAAAAACTCCAAATCTCTTGCTATGGAGGAGTACTCACAGGCGGGCAGTGCTTATGGTGGTGCCTACAAATCCCAAGGCTCACACTCTAGGGACTTCAGAGACATCGAGTCAAACAGAAGTGTGCGTTCAGGGTTTACCCGGCAGGATTTTGATGCGTTTAGGCCAGGAGAACAGGTTCCCCGTCGCCAAAAAAGAATCATTAAAATGAGCATGGAAGCTTACGATAAGGTTGGCATTATCAGAAATGTCATCGATCTGATGGGGGACTTTGGTAGTCAGGGAATAAATATCGTACATGAGAACAAAAGTGTTGAAAGTTTTTATAAACAATGGTTTAAGAGAGTAGAAGGAAAAGAGCGGTCTGAAAGATTTCTTAACCTACTATACAGAGCTGGCAATGTATTATGCTACCGCAGTAGCGCAAAAATCACACCAGCCGTGAAGAAATACATTAAATCCCTGGGCGCTGACATAAAGGTCCAGGTTCCTAAGTTTGACGAAAGAACAATTCCCTGGCGCTACAACTTTCTTAATCCAGTATCAGTAGATTCAGTAAACGGAAAAATGAACCTGATGTTTGGAAGAAAAGAATTCCAGATAAAATCAAGCTCCTTTGTAGACAATTCCCGTGACGGCACGATCCCGTCCCAATATCTAGATACACTCCCTGCTGATATTAAGAATAAAATCAACAAGGGCGAAAACAAGATACCACTTGATCCAGACAGACTGAACGTTTTTTATTACAAAAAGGACGACTGGCTTGAGTGGGCCAACCCGATGATTTATGCCATCCTAGACGATATCATCATGCTGGAAAAGATGAGATTGGCAGACTTAGCAGCCCTGGACGGCGCTATCTCCAATACAAGACTGTGGACCCTGGGAAACCTTGAGCATAGAATCCTACCGACAAAAGAGGGCATAAACAAGGTAAGGGATGTATTGGTCAGCAATCCAGGTGGCGGTACTAG